CCAGGAATTGAAACACCGCCTATTGAAGTTGGAATTGAAATAATGGCCATGGGTTATCCTAAAATTTGATATACATAGTATTTATGGCATATTCTGGACGATTCATACCTAAAAATCCTCAAAAGTATATTGGGGACTCTAATAATATTATTTACCGTTCTTCTTGGGAAGCAAAGGTAATGAATTGGCTCGACCAAAATCCTAGTATTCTGTCATGGGCAAGCGAAGAAATGACCGTACCTTATATATCTCCTGTGGATGGAAGATGGCACCGTTATTTTCCAGACTTTGTTGTAAAGGTTAGAACCAAAGAAAATACATTAAAAACGATGATGCTTGAGGTTAAACCAAAAAGACAGACGGAAGAACCAGAAAAGAAGAAAAGAATCACCAAACAATACATCAATGAGGTTAAAACTTATGGTGTCAACCAATCAAAATGGAAAGCTGCAACAGAGTTTTGCATTGACCGTGGTTGGGAATTCAAAATAATCACCGAGGATCATCTTGGACTTTGAGATAAATAATCATTATGGCATCTAAACTTACACAACTAGCAAAACAAAAAACTGCAGCTCAGCTACAGACGATGGGTCGTGAATCTATCAAATGGTTAGGTAAAAAGATTTCCAATTTAAGTAATCCTTATGGAATTGCATCAACAGTTAATAGGGAACAATTTAGAACAAAGAATAGGTTTCATGTTGGTGGGTTATATTACTTCTATTATGACCCTAAAACAAAAAATGACTTACCATATTACGATAGATTCCCTTTGGTATTGGTATTAGACATCCAACCAGATGGTTTTAGTGGTTTAAATCTACATTACTTGCCAATCCAATACAGAGTGGCATTTATGGACAAATTGATGGATTACGCCTCCCTTGATAAGAATCATGATATAAAGCGTATGAGTGTCAGCTATGACATTCTATCGTCCTCCAGGCGGTTTAAAGAGTTTAAACCGTGTTTTAAGAGATACTTGAACGGGTATGTTCAGTCAAAGATACTTGCCGTTCAACCAAACGAATGGGATATTGCGGTATTCTTGCCAATTCAACAGTTTAAAAAGGCACCTGTAACTGAGGTGTGGCAAGATTCCGAAAACCAAATAAGGAAACACTAATGGCAGGCACAATTAACGAATTTAAATCTAGTTTCTCAAAAGACTTGGCAAGACCAAGCCGATTTGATGTAAACATTCCTGTGCCTTTAACTTTGATACCTTATGTTAAAAATGCAAGAAATTTAGTATATCGTTGTGAAAATGCAAGTTTACCTGGTAGAACTTTTGGTGGAATGGCTGAACAGAAGATTGGTTCAAACCCTGTTGAAAAATATCCAACACTAACAACATATAATGATTTGGATTTAACTTTCCTAGTTGATGATGATATGAGTCAGAGAGTTTTCTTTGATGCATGGATGAATTTTATCAATCCAACATACAACTATAATTTTAGATATAAGAGTGATTATGCAACAGCAATCACTATCAATCAATATGACGTAACAAATAAAATATCATATTCAATTAATTTATATGATGCCTATCCTATTTCTATGAATCAATTAGATTTAGATTGGTCATCCGATGGGCACCACAAACTTGTGGTAACTTTTGCATATACTTATTGGCAAAACAATTCGTTACAAGCCTATGGTATGCAACTTGTTGATGCTGGTTTGTCTTTGGCTTCTGACATGGTTGGTGGTTTAGGTGGTAATGCAATAGGTGCTTTAGGACAACTTGGTAATAGTTTTTTAAACAGTATATCAAATCCGGATCCTGATTTACCAAAGTTTGAAAACCATGCAGGAAGCGATTATCAAGCACCAAATGTAGAAGAATGATTTATTAATTTATTATAGGAGTTAATTATGGCTTTACCAAAACTTGATGTGCCGACATATGAAATTGAATTGCCGGTTTCAAAGAAGAAGATTAAATACAGACCGTTTCTTGTTAAAGAACAAAGAAACTTGTTGATGGCGATTGAATCAAATGAATCCGCCACCATACAACAGAATGTAAAAGATATTCTTTATAATTGCACACTAACAGAAAACATTGATATTGAAAAGTTGCCTATCATTGATGTGGAATTTTATTTTATTAATCTACGAGCCAAGTCTGTTGGTGAGATTATAGAAACCAAATATAGATGTAATAATATTGTAGATGAAAAAGAATGTAACAATATTATGGAAACAAATATCAATCTATTGGATTTAAAAGTCCAAGTTAAAGAAGATATTTCTCCAGAAATTAAACTTACAGAAAATATCAGTATTAAATTAAAATATCCAGAATTTGGTATTGTTAAAGATTCATTAAAATATGATGATGTAACATCTACAGCTTTTAATATGATTGCAGAGAGTATAGAATATATTTACGATGGTGAACAGTTCTATTATGGTTCAGAAGCAGAACCAGGTGAAATGATTGAGTTTATTGAAGGTATGAACCAAGAACAATTTAATAAAATTGAAAACTTCTTTAATAACTTACCAAAGTTAAAAGAAACGGTTCATATGAAGTGTGGTAAATGTGGGTTTGAGCATAATATAGATGTAGAAGGCCTTGAAAATTTTTTCGGCTAATATTTCGTCATGACAATTTAAAGAATTACTATAAGACTAACTTTTCATTGATACAACACCATAAGTATAGTCTGTCAGAACTTGAGAATATGATGCCTTGGGAAAGGGATATTTACGTTTCCATGTTGATTGCGTATATTGAAGAAGAAAACCAAAAGATACGAGAAAGACAGAAGAAATAGTAAATGGATTACGGTAAAGCCAAAGACATACGAAAACAAGGACTTTCTAGCCTCATTACTGAAAATTTAGTGGGAGGCAAAGGCATTGGTTCGTCTTTCACTTCTGCTATTTCAGATAGAACCAAAGCAACATTCACAGGCATCAAAGAATCTTTTGACCCACTCAATATCGCTAAGAAAATGACTGGTGGTTCTAAACTAGCACCTGCATTACTTGGTAGAATGATGGGTAGGAAACAGGAAGATATAGAACACTTTTCAGGCAAACCAAAAAAGTCAAAAGGATTATTTGGTGGACTATTTGGTGGTAAAAGTAATGATAATCAAGCGATGGCAGAATCGTTAGGTTCAATTTACAAAGAACTTCAACGTGCATCTGAAGAAAAGAAATTAGATAAACAAGAACAAAAAAATAAAGTTGAAGGTCAAGAGGCTGAAGAAGAACGGCGTAATAGTGAAATTATTAAGGCAATAATTGGTACAAGAATAAAAGCAACAAAAACCAATAAAGATAAAATTAAAGAAATAAAAAAAACAGAAAAAGAAAAACCTTTTCGTGATGAAAAAGGAAGATTTGCTAAGAAACCAACTGAAAAAGAGTTTGGTAAAGAACCTACAACTCCTAGTGGGCCAACTGGACCAACTGGACCTACAGTACCTACAACTAAAGCACCAGCGCCATCAGTACCAACACCTTCAGCACCACCATCTAGAGCTCCAACTGCACCGGCTCCTAGTGCGCCAACAGCACCACCATCTAGAGCTCCAACTGCACCGGCTCCTAGTGCGCCAACAGCACCACCATCTAGAGCTCCATCGGCACCGGCACCATCAGCACCAACAGCACCACCATCTAAACCTCCATCGGCACCAGCACCACCAACAGCGACACCACAAGCTCCAACATCAATAATACCAAAACCTGCTGTATCTACAGGAACTAAAATTGCAGCAGGCACAGCAACCGCATTAAAGGGTCGAGCAGCTCAAGTTGCTGTTGCATTGGGAACTTTAGGTATTACGAGCAAAGCTGCTATTGGTGCCATAGTAGCCACATCAGCAAAAGAATCTGGCCTTGATCCATTTAAACCTGAAGATGGTGTAAAACCTTGGAAAGCAACATTAGAAAAAAGAGGTGTTGATTATCTTTATTTGAAATTTCCACAATTAGCCAAAGGTGGTCGTGTTGCAAAACAATTAAATATGCCAGATGGTGTTCCTGCTGATTATATTAAACAAATTATGGATAAAGGTGATGAAGCATGGTTTACATTA